TGACTGGATCCCCCACTTGCTATTTTCGGAAATAGATCTGCTTTCGTCCTGTGCAAGCGAGGACAGGATTGTAAAAAGGAGCTCGCCGGTACTGTCTAATGTATTTATTCCTTCTTTCTCAAAAATAATCCCAATTCCCATTCCTTTTAGCATTCTCGAATAATTAAGGCAGTCCTGCGTATTCCTTGCGAATCTGCTGATTGATTTTGTAATAACAAGGTCAATTTTTCCAGCCTCGCAATCCACTATCATCCGATTGAAATCCTCCCTCTTTTTTGTGTTTGTGCCGGAGATTCCTTCATCCGCATATATACCTGCCATTTCGTATTTTGGATTGTTGTTGATGTAATCGGTATAATATGTCACCTGATTTTCGAATGAATTGAGCTGCTCTTCCCTTTCACTGGACACCCTGCAATATGCTGCTACGCGTATCATAGATTCAGCCTGGGCTGCTTCTCCTCGTCTCTTTGGTTTTGCTGGAATGTGTATTATTTCTCTAGCCATCTTTCTTCTCCTTTCGGTACGGGCAATCTTCTGATGCCTCATATTCTTCTTTATTCATATAAGTAAAGAACCTGTTACCGACATCATCCCAAAATGGAATAACTGTAACAGGCTCATCAATATCTCCCCACTCATCTGATATCTCTGCTGGTAGATATAATCCTTTGCATCTTTCTCCGCGGCTTTTATCTCTATGCCAATTACGGTTTGTAGAGCACACCCAGTATGGTACGTCGTCATCCCATTTGTGAGATAATGTTGCTCCGCAATATGGGCAGTAGAGCTTGTGCGAATGCTTATATTTTTTTCTTGTATATCTGTGCTCAGATTGTGTTTCATGCTTTCTTGTAACTTTATTACGGCGCTTTGGATTCTCCTTCTGTGGTTTTTCGGATTTTATATATTTATTTGGATAGCCATGCTCAATCTCATATTCAGCTTTAGGATATGCCGTATAATGCTTCATCCCATATTTATCCTCATAAGGCACAACCACAACCGGCTCTTTTATAGCATCCCAGCCTTCTAAAAGCCTATCCGGGACTAGCACTCCAGGGCACAAATCATGGCCAACTTTATATTTCGTGCTGCACATCCAGTATTCATATTTCTGTTTTCCATCCCACTTGTGAATCAGCTTGCTTCCGCAATGTGGGCAGTAGAGCATATTTGAAAGTGGGTAGCGTGAATGCGTATCATGTTTGACTTTCTCTGGTGGTGGTTGATGTAGATAATCTTCATTTCGTTTTTCAAGAACATCTTGGACTGTCTTCCACTGCTTTCTATCGACGATCGCAGGATGCGCATTTTTAACCTCCCACATATCTACTTCACCATGATTAACCTTCGTTTTCCTGAAGCCATCATTATATCTTTTTTGTAAAATGCGGTCACCAATATATGCTTCATTACTAAGTATCCTTCTCACTGTGGATTGCTGCCAGCTTCCGCCTTTAGGAGCTGGGATGCCAGATTCAGTAAGGTACTTTGCTATTTTACTTACCCATATACCGCGCTCTGCTAAATCAAAAATTGTATGTACAACTCTTGCCGTTTCCTCATCAATCATCGGATCGCCAGCATCATTTTTTGTATAACCGTACATCGCCCAGACCGGGAAATTCGGTATTCCATTTTTAAACTTGTTTCTAATGGTAATGCGAACGTTACCAGAATTGCTCTCACTCTCGGCCTGTGCGAATGCTGCAAGTATTGTAAGCATAAGCTCCCCTGCTTCAGTAAGCGTATTAATATTTTGAAGCTGAAAGAAAATGCCAACTCCTATACTTTTCATCTCTCTTGAATACTTAAGAACAGTTTCGGTGTTTCTTGCAAACCTCGATACGCTCTTTACTACAATAAGATCGATATTCCCATCCCTGGCATTCTGTAACATACTCTGAAACTGTGGCCGGTTTTCTACATATCCGGTAATGCCTTGATCCGCATAGATCCCTGCAAATTCCCAGCCTGGATTTGCAATGATAAACCTTCTGAAATATGAAGCCTGATTCTCTAATGAATCTTCCTGCTCAAAGCTATCTGTAGAAACTCTCACATAAGCACATACCTTTAGCTTCGAAGGCTTTTTCTTTTCTTGCTCTATTACTTTTACCTGCATTTTTTCCTCCTTTCTTGCATGTCTATACATCACTCTACGGGTGCAATTAGTCAAGCGAATACTACCCTTATTAGCGAATGGAATTTAAAAGGTAAAAAGAAAGTGCCAGGAGATGCACCCCTGGCAATATTTCTATTTTAATATCTGATTTACTTTCTTCTGGACAGCATTATAATCATATCCAGCCTTTTTAAGTTTTTTCTTACGTTCAGAGCCATTCCCCCATTTGCCGGCGATTACTTCCTTCGCAACAGCATTAATGGATTTCTTTTTTGTACTAGCCTTTTTCTTCCAGTACTTTATATACAAATGGTTCATGTCAACCTTACCTGAAATACCGGATACTTTTCCAGACGATGAAAACTGCCACATACCGTACCATGACTTATGTGCAGCAGTTAATGTTCTGTTATACTGCGCGATCCATAATGGTCTATCTTTGAATCTGGATGGGCTGATATAATGAGTGAACCAGTTAAGGTTAGCATAGATACCGCCGCGAGCACCATATGAATCCATCTTCGTTAAAAATGCAGTAGCCAGTATATTGGCTTTCCCTGAAAGATTGGAAGCCTCAAGGTCAATATAAAGCGGAAGATCTGGCTCATACTTTTTAGCCGCCTTATATAGTCTCTCTGCCTCTTCTGAGGCCTGAGCCGCTGTTACCGCACGACTAAAAATATATGCTCCTATGTGGATTCCGCATGCCTTTGCCTCTCTCATATTCCTTGAAAATTGCTTATCAAGATATGTACCATCTGCATAACGGATAATTGCAGCCTTAACTCCATCATCCTTTACTTTTTTCCAATTTATCGTACCCTGCCATGAGGATACGTCAATTGCCTTTATACTCATTTAGTTTTCTCCTTATCTGCTCTGTCATGGAGCTGTTCAAGTACCGCTTTTAGTTGCCCTGGGATTGGAAGGCCTAGGTGCCCTGCATTCTCAAGAAGCGATACTCCCTCGTTTGAAATATAGAAAAAGATAACTGCGGTCCTAAGTATTCCCGGCTGCCCCAGTATCTTTACATCGATAATATTTGAGATGCCGACTAGCACGAATATGAGCACCTTTCTGCATATTCCCTTAAAGCCCACATTGCTTGAAAGTTTGTGATCAGAAATGGCGCACATAACGCCAGTCAAATAATCACAAATAACAAAAGCTATGAGTGCATAAAGCAGACCGTCGCATCCTCCAAGATAGTATCCAAGCCACCCTCCCACTCCGGTAAAGATGACTTGTGTCATAGTCCAAAATTCCTTCATAATAAAACCTCCTGTAATAAAAAAACTGCCCTTTGGCAGTAAACAAATCTACGCTGTTCGATACCACATATATACTGCAAAGTAAGGCGGCATATTATTATGAGCTGCGCCTCCACCAGTTGCATTAATTGTTGGTGTTGTATATTCTGTGTATCTGGTTCTCAAAGTACGCTTTGTAGTAACCACATATGCTGTATCGGATCCCGTTCCGTTAGACCAAATATTATCCATGCTGTGTCTATGTTTGTCTTCTGTATGAGTGTGGCTTGGCATTTCATCGGTGGTAAGAGTATGATTTGCTTCACCCCCGACATCTCCAGGAGCAAGCGATCCATCAAGTGCATAAAGAAACTTGCCTGCTATTTGTTGCCAGCTTCCTCCAAATATTACTGCAGGAGATGTTTCTCTAAGACTTACATAAATTGACCCTATAGGATATATGAGATTTGCTATCCCTGTAATATCGGTTGGAATAATGTTGTTGGCACGAAGGGTTTTCCATCCAACATAAAGCTCATCCGAGTTTGCTGCAGTACCACCAAATGCTGCACCTTTCCCGTCAGTTCTAACATCCATGATATATGCCTTGGAATATACTCTTACCTTGCCTGATTCTGCCGTTGTATAACCGTCTTCAATCGTTCCATAGATGTCCCATGCATAGCTGATATCAAGATCAAATGATACTTTTATGTCTGCAAACGATGAGTCTGCAGGAGATGCCTCGCCCACTTTGTTCCACGCAGTCGAGCTTGTTTCCTTCGCGTAAATCGTGATGCTCCTCGCAGTACTGGAAAGCGCCGACTGCCCGCTTAACGTTACCGTAACATACGATTCATCCGTATCCGAAGGAGTCCTAATAGCTGAAAGATTAAGCGAGCACGATGTCTCCGTCACATTTATGTAGTATGTTTTTCTCGCAATATCTGTACTGCCTGATAATTCATATAATGCACAGGATGTTAGGTTAGTACCTGACTCTTTAAAAACGCTGACAGGCACAGTAACACTACCGCTACTTCCCGTAATTGAAGCTGTATACCTCACTACTCCCGATGAATCAGAAAACTCGAGTCTATATGAGGCCGATTTACTAAACGTAAAATCCCCGGAAGCTCCATATCTCATTGTTTTAGGATATGTATTAAACGCCCCAAAAGTAACAAAAGTGATATTTGTCACTTCCGTTACATCTTTTTCTGTAGTAAGTCCATAAATAGTATTAACATATGTTCCCTTAACAGTGTACTGTAAATATGCACTTGTAGATACGCTGATACTTTCATAGCAATCAATTGTTTTTGTTGCTGTTAAT